AAGCCGGGGACGCTCGGCTGCGGGTACGGGCTCGGTCCCGGCGAGCAATACGAGAACGAACAAACGGGGGAGATCGAGGCGACGGGGCTTCTCGGCTATGCCTGGAACATGAACATTAAGTCTTTCACGATTGAGGATTCAATCAAGTCGGTCGAGGTCTGGCGCCGAACGTTCCGCAAAGCCGTCGAATACTGGTATGATGTTCATGAGGCCATGTTTGATTGTGTGGCGAGCGGGCGCACGACCTACCACAAGGATGTGGAATTCGTGAAGCGCGCCGACTTCGTCGAGCTTTGGTTGCCGAGCGGTCGCGCCCTGAAATACCAATCGCCGAAGATCATGAAGAAACGAACCCCCTGGGGGGAAATGCGCGACCAAATCACATATATGAATCTGAACGACAAGAACCAATGGATTCGCGTCAGCACGCATCCGGGCAAGGTTACGGAAAATATCGACCAAGCATTTTCTCGCGACGTCCTCGCGCATGGGATGACGCTGGCCGAGGCCGAGGGAATCCCGATTCACTTGCATGTCCACGACCAAATCGTTGCGATGGTTCCCGAACGGGAGGGCGAGGCCAAGTTGAGAATTCTGATCGAGTGCATGACGGAGAGCCCGCCCTGGGCGAGAGAGTTGAAGGTCCGCGCGGCCGGCAGATGTTCCAAACTATTCATCAAGGACTGAGACATGACGATTTTAACGGCGATAGATATTGTAGCCGAGGGCATAATCTCGAAGAACGCTTGCGAGCGCACGGTGCACGAACTCAGCGGCCTGAGCGGCGGCTACTCGGCGAGCGGCTATGACATACACATTCGCGAGGGATTCACGCTTTGGCCGATGCAGTTCAAGCTCGGGTCCTCGATCGAGAAGTTCAAGATGCCGAACACCGTCATGGGAGTCGTCCACGACAAGTCGTCGCTCGCCCGGCGCGGGCTGTCGGTCTTCAACTCGACGATCGAGGCGGGATGGGGCGGCTACCTGACAATCGAGCTTGTCAACCGGAGTTGGTCGCCCATCAAGATTTACGCGGGCCAGCCCATCGCGCAAATCGTGTTCCACGAGTTGAAGCGATCCGTTGCCGCCTACAGGGGCAGATACAACAATCAACCGGCGATGCCGGTATCCCACATTCGAGCCAAAGCGACCGACCTATGAAAACTTACGACCCGGCGCTTTTCTATCTTGCACAAGGCGCTATGCGTGCGCGGATTGAAAGCGGCGTCGAATTTCGAATCCGCCAGATATGGATCATCGGCAACCATGAGGCGGGATGGGGAGATCTCGACGACAAGAGCCCATGCTTCGCGGAGGCGTGGAATCTCGTCAACGAGTATAGGCGTCGCAATTGCATGAAGTCCCGCAAAGCGGGGCAATCGCGAGTTTGGAGGTACGTAGGATAATGGCTGAAATTCATGATGTACAAGAGCCGGTCATGCAGTACGCCGAGCGCAAGGGCTTCCTCGTGCGACGGATGCGGTATATAGGCCGCCGGGCGTGCGCCGACGTCTATCTGTTCAAAGGCGGTCGCACCTTTCAGATTGAATTCAAGGACCTTGGCGGGAAACCTACGGCGCAGCAACGAAGGGAGCATGAGCGTATGCTAGACCACGGGATCGTCGTCTACATCGTCGATGATGCGGACGCCGGCAAGGCACTCGTGGACTCGTTGGGGAAGAACCTGTGAGAAGCGAGCGGAACCTCATGACGGAGGACATGCTTGACGTCAACCAACGGTATATGAAGTCGCGCGTCCTGCGATGGAAAGCCGTCCTGCTTGCGGCTGCGATGGGCTCGGGTAAGACTGCCGCGTGCCTGACGGCTGCGAAGGAATTGCTCGACAATTTCGACGTGCGTAGGGTTTTGATCGTCGGGCCGAAGCGAGTCGCGACCGACACATGGCCCGACGAAGTCAGCGCGTGGGCGCACCTGCGCAACCTCGGCGTCGCCGTCGCGGTCGGCTCGCCGGCCGAACGGCTGGCCGCAATCCGCAGCGCCGCAGAGATCACGACAATCAACCGGGAGAATTTCGTTTGGCTTTACAACCAATTCTCAACCGATATTTCGAAATGGCCCTTCGACATGGTCGTGTGGGACGAGTCATCGTCGCTCGCCTCGTGGACCAAGCAGAACATCAACAAGAAAGCCCCGAAGGGGCAGAAGAAATCCTTGACGCGCTTCGGCGCACTCGCGCGCGTTCAGCCGTTCGTCAAATACATGGTCGAGCTTTCGGGGACTCCGGCGTCGCGCGGACTGATTGATCTCGGCGGCCAGATTTACATTCTCGACGGCGGCGCTCGGCTCGGTCGAGAGAAAACAGATTTCCTCGGTCGCTGGTTCGAGTCCGACTATATGGGATGGGAATGGAAGCCTAAGCCACACGCCGAGCGGGAGATCATGGACCGGGTGTCCGACATAATGGTCTCGATCTCGCCGACCGTCAACGACCGGCTCATTCCGACGTTCCGCGATGTTTGGGTAAAACTCACGCCGGACTTGCGTCGAGAATATCGAGCCTTCGCGCGGACGATGGTCGCCGAGTCCTATGACGTCGAGGCCGTGTCGTCCGGCGTCCTGGCGGGAAAGTTGCTGCAATTCGCCAACGGCGGTCTCTATAAAGAAAAAGAGTTGAAAGTCGTCAAGGGAAGAAACGGCGAATACACCGACCGATGGGAGCGCGACGTCGCCCATGTCCATGATCTCAAGCTCGACGCCCTGGAATCCGTGATCGAGGAGTCGGGCGGCCGAAATATTCTCGTGGCCTACAGCTTCAAATTCGACCGCACGGCGATCCTAAAACGCTTCGGTAAAAAGGTCCGATGCCTCGGCGAAGAACGCAACGGGATTCGTGATTGGAACGCCGGCAAGGTGCGCATTGGCCTCGTGCATCCGGCGAGCATCGGGCACGGAACCAATCTGCAATATGGGGGATCGCTCGCTTGCTGGTACGGTCTGACGTGGTCGGCCGAGCTATACGATCAATTCAACATGCGCCTGCCGCGGCGAGGACAGACCGAGGACGTGCTGATTTATAGAATCCTCACACATGACACTCTCGACGAACGCGTGTCGATGGCTCTACAAGACAAGGCCAACACCCAGGAACGGATTCTCGGCGCGGTTCGCGTCGAAATGAGCGAAATGGAGCGAGCACTTGCGGCCTGACCCTGACGTGATCGAAGGCCAACTTCGGCGACGGATGCGCGCGAACCGTGCCAAGAACGCACACGTCGAGATGTTCGACCAGTCCGGCGAGGAAGGGGCGGATGACGTCGTGAACGGCGTTACGGTCCATTGGCTCAAGCCCGTGTTCCGGCTCGACGTCGAGACGATCCGACGCCGGCTCGCCAACTGCCCCGCCAAAGGGCTCAAGCGCGGGAACATCAAGGTCTATGACCTCGCCACGGCGGCGGCGTACCTTGTCACGCCCAAGATGGACGTCGAGGCGCTACTGAATCAAATGAAGCCCACGCAATTGCCGCCAAACCTGCAACCGGCTATTTGGTCCGCGCGCCTCAAGCAACAGTCTTGGGAGGAAAAGGCCGGCGATCTTTGGCCGACGTCCAAGATCATCGACGTGCTTTCCGAGGTCAACCGCACGATCCGGCAGACGATCCAACTTTGGATCGACGACCTCGAAAACGAGGCGTTGCCGGCGAAGGCGCTGGCCGTCCTCGCCAACCGGATCGACGGATTGCAAGAGGAAATTTATCAGCAATTGGTCGCGTTGCCGAACCGCTCGCGCACCGAGAGCCAACTGGCCGCGCTGGAATCCCTGACGCGCGGAACCGACGCCGAGGATATTGTGTGATGCCGACAACCGTCGAAGAAATGATCGCCCAAATGGCCGAGGGAGTGCGCCCGCCGCTGCGCATGACGGTCACAGAGGCCGCCGAAGAGTTCCGCAACATCGTCAACCCCGGCGTCTATGTCGGCCCCTGGCGGGTCGCGATGACGCCCTACTTGCGTGAGGCCAATGACGTGCTAACGTCGCGCGCGTTCACGGGCATGGTTTTCGTCGGGCCTGCGCAGTCGGGTAAGACTGACGTGCTGTTCAATTGGTTGACTTACACGACGACCTGCGACCCGGCGGACATGCTGGTCTACCACATGACTCGATCGTCCGCGCGCGATTTTTATCTGCGGCGAATTGATCGCTTCTATCGAGACAGCCCCGAGGTCGCGAAACACATCTTGGACGGCAAGCAGAACAAGTCGATGCAGACAACGCGGTTTGCGTCGGGCGCCCTACTCTCTATGTCCTGGCCCTCGATCTCGGAAATGTCGGGCAAGCCCGTCCCGCGACTATGGTTGACCGATTACGACCGCATGTCGATGAATGTGGACGGCGAAGGCGCTCCGTTCGCGCTCGCCAAAAAGCGCGCGACGACCTTCAAGAGCCGGGGTATGTGCGTCGCGGAAAGCTCGCCCGGTTTCGAAGTTGACGAGCCGCGCTGGATTCGCACGGGCGCGCACGAGGCGCCGCCAACGCAAGGCATTCTCTCACTTTACAACGGGGGTGACAGACGCAAATGGTACTGGCCGTGCCCGTGCTGCAACACGGCTTTCGAGCCCCATTTCTCGCATCTGAAATTCCGCACGGACTCCGAGGACTTCATGGCCTGCGCCGAGGAGTCCTACATGGTCTGCCCGGAATGCGGCGGTGTCCTGCATCACCACGAGACCGACAACGGGCCGGGCAAGGACGGCCTCAACGCGCTCGGCCGATGGGTCAAAGAGGGCGAGCTATGGCGGCCAGGGGCCTTCGGCCTTGGCGGGGAGGTTACGGGCAAAGCGCGGAGGTCCGACATTGCGTCGTTTTGGCTCAACGGCGCGGCTGCGAAGTTTACAACCTGGACGAATCTGGTTTACAATTATTTGAAAGCGGTTGACACTTTCGTCAAAACGGGCTCGCAAGAGTCCTTGAAAGTCACGGTCAACACCGACCAGGGCGACCCGTACCTCCCTCGCGGCAGCGAGATCAACCGCCTGCCGGAAGAGTTGAAGAACCGGGCGATTCCGATCTCGCGCGGTCTGGTCCCGCGAGGAGTCCGGTTCCTGATCGCCACGATTGACATTCAGAAAAACCGCTTCGTCGTGCAAGTCCACGGTTTCGGGAAGGGCGGCGATATTTGGATCGTGGATCGCTTCGACGTGAAGCTGTCCAAGCGGATTGACCCGGAGACAAAACAGAACTTTTGGATTTCGCCGGGATCATACCTCGAAGATTGGAACGAACTTATACCGGCGATCCTGACGAAAGACTACCAACTAGAGGGAGACGGCGAGAAGCGCC